AGTCGCGATCGACGCTGCTGGAAAAAGAGGCCCTGCGGGGCCTCTTTTCATGGCAGACTACGACTGCCCCCGGGAATTCACCCCCTCGCGCTGCGACTGGCCCGGCAGACGACATGCAGACTCAGCGTGATCACTCGCATGTGAGGCTCTATGGCTGCGACCCACTTCTCCGGTCCCGTCGTTTCTGGCGCGGGCTTCGTCGGCACGCTCCTGCCCCCCGCAGGCGTCGGCTACGGCATCATCTTCACGCCGATCACCACCGCGACGCTGCCGCCCGCGAGCGTTGCGCTCACGGGCGCGGTCGCGCTGGTCAGCGACAACGGCGTGGCCAACAACGAGTACTGCCTCGTGATCTGCACGGGTGTGAGCTGGGTCACGGCGACCGGCCAAGCACTGACGTAAGGGGTCCGTCATGGACACCGATGTCTTTGTGGTACGCGTTACCGGGGTCGTAACCGGCCTGCTCTACAACGGACGCACGCGTGTTCGCGGCATTCAGTTCACGGGCACTGGTGTCGGCACGCTGGAGCTGCGCGACGGGACCAGCAGTGGTGTCGTGAAGATGCTGCTCGATGTCGGAGCGGGTGTCGGCGACATCCTCATCCCGGCCGATGGCCTCCTCTTCACGACGGGTGTCTACGTGACCAGCACGGGTGCGTTCACGTCGGCCAATCTCTTCTGCGGTTAGGAGCTGCCATGCGCAAGAAGTTCGACGACCTCGGCAAGGGCAAGTGCTTCGCTGCAGGCGGTGACGTGAAGGCCGAGCTGAAGTTCATGAAGGACAAGGGTGCGCCCAAGTCGATGATCAAGGCCGAGAAGAAAGAGCACGGGCTCCCGGCCTTCGATGGTGGCGGCTCATCGGGTGGTGGCTCAGCCGGCAGCGCTGGCAAGAGCCGCTTCGTTGGTCACGGCGCGTTCAACTTCGGCGGCAAAGGCGGTGCCAAGGCCAAGCCTTTCGCCGAGGGCGGCTCGATCGACGACGCGACGCGCGCTCGCGCGCTTGCGTGGGTCGACAAGCGGCGCGCACAGCAGGACGCTGAAGGCGCTGGCGACGCGAGTGCGGCCGAACCCTCACCGATCGCGCTGCCGGCGATCAAACGGCGTCCTGCTGCGACGCAGGGCCCTTCGCATGCACCCGGTCCCGCGCCCGTGGTCGAGCAGAAGACCACGACGGTCTACAGCCACGAAGGTGCCGGCAAGCCGCCGCCGCCGCGCGACACGACCGGCTTCGCGGAGACGGCTTTCAACGCAGTTCGTTCTGCGTTGACTCCCAAGGCAGGGGCGCCCAAGGCCACCGAGGCGGATGCCGTCGCGGCAGCGAACAAGGGCATTCCCAAGGAGTGGACCGGGCAGGATCAGCCGCCGCCGGCCTATCGCCGGATGCACGAGAGCACCAGTGCGGCATCGCGCTATGCCGGCGGTGGCAGCATCGACGGCTGCGCCCGCAAGGGCAAGACTCGTGGAAAGGTGATCTGACATGGCTGCGTTCCGACCCACTCCTCAAGCGTCACGCTTCGCACCCGCACAGGGTGCTTCCGCCGCACGTCCGGCAGCAGCGGCACCGCAAGCGGCAGCGCAGATGCAGGCGATGAAGCAGGCTGCATCGATGCCACAGCCTCCCGGCGGTCCTCCGGGCATGGTCGGCAATGCGTTGAGCGCAGCGAACATGCAAGCGCAGAAGGCAGGTCTGCCGCAGGCTCCGCAGGGCGGCATGCTCAGCGCGATGGGCGCTGCGCAGCCGATGGGTGGAGCACCGCCGCAGATGGCACAAGCAGCGCAGATGCAGGCGATGAAGCAGGCTGCATCGATGCCGCAGCCGCCCATGCCGATGGCAGGTGGTCCCCAGCCTCCGGGCATGGGCGGTACCGCTTCGATGGGTGCACTCCAGCCGATGGGCGGGTTCAATCAGGCACCGGCACAGCCGATGGGCGGTGGCATGCAATCGATGGGTGCGCTAGGCGGGCCGATGCCGCCCGGGGCGCAGCAGAACATCGACTCCATGATGCAGGCGCGGAACGCAGCGAACGCGCCCGTGACGCCTGCAGCGGCTGGCATGGCCGGCAAGGTCATGCCCGGTGCGCCGATCGGACGGGCGCAGGCGATGAAGAAGGGTGGTGAGGTGAAGCTCGCCAAGGGTGGCAGCGTCGGCGGGCGTGGCGATGGCATCGCGCAGCGCGGCAAGACGCGCGGGACGATGCGGTAGGGCCTCATGGCTACCTCCGGCACCTCGATCGCCAACTTTGAACTCATCGACATCATCGAGGAGGCGGGGGAGCGTTGCGGTGTCGAGATCAGGGCCGGCTACCAAGTCCGCACTGCGCGCCGCAGCCTGAACCTGCTCCTGATGGAGTGGGCGAATCGGGGGATAAATCTGTGGACAGTCGAGGAGGTGCAGGTGCCGCTCATCCCCGGCACGGACACCTACTTGATGGCTCCCGACACTGTGGATGTCTTCGAGTCGGTGATCCGCACGGGGCTCGGCAGCAGTCAGACCGACCTCGTGCTCAATCGCATCAGCGGCGCGGTCTACATGACGGTGCCGAACAAGACCGCGCAGGGCCGGCCGTACCAAATCTGGGTCGACCGCCAGATCACGCAGCGAATCGTGCTCTGGCCGGTCCCTGACGCATCGATCCCCTACACGATGGTCTACTGGCGCCTGCGTCGCCTGCAGGACGCTGGCAATGGCCTGAACACGGAAGACGTTCCCTTCCGCTTCCTGCCGGCGCTGATCGCGGGGCTCGCCTACAACATGGCGCTGAAGTTCCCCGAGGGCCTGCCGCGTGCGCAAGCGCTCAAGCAGCAGTACGACGAGGCGTGGAGTCTCGCGTCCGACGAGGACCGCGAGAAGGCGCCCGTGCGCTTCGTGCCGAGGATGATGCCGATATGAGCATCCCCTATGCGAACGGCGCCAATGCGATCGGGTTCTGCGACCGCTGCAACTTCCGCTACAAGCTCGGGCAGCTCAAGCACGAGTACGTCGCTGGCCGTAAGCAGAACCTGCTCGTGTGCCCGACGTGCTGGGACCCCGACCATCCGCAGAACTGGCAGGGACGCATCCCGGTGTTCGATCCGCAGGCGCTGCGCAACCCGCGCCCCGATCCGTCGATGGCCGCGTCGCGTGTGCTCAACCCCAACCCCGTGCCTGTTCCTGAGCCGCCCATCGGTGCGCCCGAGCACAACCCCTAGGAGAGCCGCATGGCCACGTCCCGCTCCAACCTGCCGAAAGAGATGATGCCGCTCAGCTCGACGCCGACGCGCAAGCCGCCCACGTCACAGCCGGAAACGGGCACCTTCAAGAACTTGAAGGCACCTCCGTTCGGCAAGGCGCCGGTTGCACCAAAGGGCAACCCGTTCGTCAAGAAGGCGCCGGCCTTCGCGCGTGGCGGCAGCGTGCCCGAGCCGATGACGAACCCGACTCGCGTGATCAAGGATCAGATCGCGGTGACGCCGAAGGTCGAGTCCATCGCACGCGACTACAAGGTCAAGCCCGAGGGTGCAGGCATCATGCGCGGCACTGGCGCGGCCACCAAGGGCAAGAAGTTCTCCGGGGTGTACTGAGCCGTGAACTACACCGAGCTTAAAGCCGCTGTCGTCAGCTCGATCGGGAACACGTTTCTCGACGCCGACCTCGACCGCTTCACGCAGCTCGCCGAGGAGAAGATTTACAACGCGGTGCAGATTCCGGCGCTGCGCAAGAACCAGACGGGTGTTCTGACGATGAACAACCCGTACCTCTCGTTGCCGACCGACTTCCTCTACCCGTATTCGTTCGCCGTGATCGAGCCGACGACGGGCGAGTACCTCTATGCGCTCAACAAGGACGTGAACTACCTGCGCGACATGTTCCCTGATCCGACGCAGCAGGGGCGCCCGCGCGCCTATGCGCAGTTCGACAAGGACACGTTCATGCTCGCGCCGACGCCGGACCTGCCGTACGACGTGGAGCTGCACTACGGCTACTACCCGGCATCGATCGTCACGGCGGGCACGTCGTGGCTCGGCGACAACTTCGAGTCCGCGCTGTTCAACGGCACGCTGCTTGAGGCGGCGCGGTTCATCAAGGAAGAGCAGGACGTGATCGCGTTCTACCAGACGCTCTTCACGGACTCGATGGTGCTGCTCAAGCAGCTTGGTGACGGCAAGCTGCGGATGGATACCTTCCGCACACCTCAAGTGAAGGACACGGTGCGATGAGCAGTCTCTCGAAGTCAAAGGCACGCGATGTCGTCTCGGCGACGATGATCATGAGGCCCAGCGTCGAGCCCGAGACGGCGCAGGCGAAGGGCTACTACGTGGTGGAGTGCTTCGCGCCCGATGGGTCGCTGAAATGGGAGGCGCGCTCCAAGAACCTCGTGGTCAACGTCGGCCTCGCGGACATGTGCAACAAGTACTTCGCGGGTGCGGCGTACACGGCGGCATGGTTCGTCGGGTTGTACGGCGCGGCAGCGTCGAACAACCCGGCGGCTGGCGACACGATGGCGTCGCACGCGGGCTGGACCGAGGTGGTCCCGTACAGCAACGCGACGCGCGTGGCAGCGACGTTCGGCACGGCGACGACGGCGAACCCCTCGGTCATCACCACGCAGCTCGCGCCTGCGGTGTTCAACATCAACGCCAACGGCGTGATCGGCGGTGCGTTTCTGACCTCGAACAGCACCAAGAGCGGCACGACCGGCACCCTCTTCTCGGCAGCGGACCTGCAGTCGCCCGGCGATCGCAATGTGGCGAACGGCGACACGGTGAACGTCACCTACCGCTTCGAGCTGACGGCAACTTGAGCAGGATGACATGGCATCGGGTGGCTGGGGCTCAGGTGGCTGGGGCGTGTCTGGATGGGGTGGTGGCGCATATGACGGCGACATCATCGAGACAGCCTCGGCCATCGACTTCCCTGCCGTAGCTGCCAGCACGTTCGCGAGCCTCTCGATCATCGAGACGGCGAGCGCGATCGAGTTCCCCAGTGCCAGCGCCACGCTGACGAGCCTGTCGATCATCGAGCGCGCGAGCGCGATCGAGTTCCCCAGCGTCATCGCCACGCTCCTGCTCGATGTCGTCGAGCGCGCGAGCATCATCGACTTCCCGAGCGGCGCGGTGGATTTCGTGGCGTCTGTCATCGAGGCAGCGACGGTCGCGGACCTGTTCAGCGCGGTGCCGAACTACGCGGTCGTCGTCATCGAGACGGCGAACGCGCTCGACAAGGTGACGCTCGGCAGCTTCTTCGACCTGACCCTCGTGGAGCGGGCCAGCGCGATCGATCTGCCGTCGAGCACGGTCATCTTCCCCGCGGACATACTGGAAGGCGCGAGCGCGCAGGACATCGTGTCAGGGCTGATGGACGTGTTCCCATCGGTGCTGGAGCAGGCGGGCATCACCGACTTCGCTTCCGTTTCGCTGAGCGTGACGGTCGCGATCGTCGAGGCTGCGAGCATCGCCGATCTGGTCAAGGCACGGTTCCTGTGGGAGCCGGTCGACGACAGCCAGAGCGGGACGTGGACGCCGGTCGACGACACTCAGGGCGGCGCATGGACGCCGGTTGCCGCTGCACCCGCCGGGCCGTGGGCACCGGTTGCGCCTGCGCCGGCCGGCGCATGGACCCCCGTAGACGACACGCAGACCGGGCCTCCGTGGACCCCGGTCGACAAGACCTAAGGAGTAGTCATGCCGAGTACCTATACCTCCCTGCTGCGGCTGACGCTGCCTGCCGATGGCGAGCTGATCGGCACATGGGGTCAGGTCGTCAACAACGGCATCACGACGCTCGAAGAGTCGTCGATCGCCGGCACGTCGAACATCGCGATGACGGACGCGAACCGCACGCTGACGACGGCCAACGGCGCCACGGACGAAGCGCGGAACATGGTGATCGCGTTCACCGGCACGCTCACCGCGCAGCGCGACATCGTTGTTCCGACGAGCAGCAAGATTTACTTCGTCCGCAATGCCACGACGGGCGGCTTCGGACTCAACGTCAAGACCTCGGCCGGCACCGGGGTCGTCGTGCCGAACGGCACAGCGATGCTGGTCTACTGCAACGGCACCAATGTCGTCACGGCGATCACGTCGCTGGTGGGTACCGGGCAGTTCCTCGCCGACCTCGGCAGTGCGGCTGCACCGTCATATTCGTTCTTGACCGATCCCAATACGGGCCTCTTCGGGAATGGGTCTGACACCCTCGGCATCTCGACCAACGGCACTTTGCGCGGGTCGTTCGATGGCAACGGCCAGTTCCTCATGGCTGTGCCGACGAACTCGGGTGCGCCGAACATCTCGATGACGGTCGCAGCCGGTGGCTTCGGCATCGACATGCGCGGTCGCTCATCCGATAACCTCTCGGTGATGCGGTGGCTCAACAATGCGGGCAGCACGCAGGGAGCAACGGCCCAGTGGGATAACGCCAATGGGTTCGTGATCGGCTCGACCGGGGCCACCATCATGCAGTTCATGACGGGCGGCACGGCCCGCATGAACATCGACACGTCGGGCAACGTGCGCGTCACCGGGCCGCTGATGGCAGCGCCGAACTTCTGGGTCGCGGAGACGGCTGGCGGTGCAGGCACGGTCGGTATTTCGGGTGGCAACGGAGCTGCAGCGGTTTACTGGGGCACCAGTTCCGGGGGCGCGGGCTCGATGGACCTCACGGCCACCGGCAATCGTCAGGTGCAGATTCAACAGCCGGGTGCCGGGGCCATCGCCAATTACCACGTCTTGTCCGGTGGGCAGACGGGTGTGCGTTGCCAGTTCATTGCTGCAGGGTCCGATACCAACATCGGGATGCAGTGGTCATCCAAGGGCTCGGGTGATTACGCATGGTTCGGCAACGGCGGCGTGCACTTTCAGGTCGTCTGCCCGAGCGCTGCGAACAAGTGGGTTTCGACGAATGGCGCCGTCAGCGCCAATCCGGTGCTGACTTCCAACAACATCGGCATCAACTTCAGCGTGCCGTGGGAATCGACAGGTGCGGCTCGGCCTTTCAGTACGCTGGCTCAGTCGGAAAGCTACGCATACAACGTCGCGCTCGGTGTCAGCAATTTCACTGCGACAGCCAACAACCGGGCACACGAGTGGTACAAGGACGCGACCGCGCTTTACGGTTTGTGGATCAGCGACACGGGCGGTGCCGCCGCTGTCTGGTTGAAGGTGAGCGGTGGCCAAGCCGTGGGCACCACGGCCCTTGAGCTTTTCACCAGTGGCAGCATGACGCTCACTGCGGGTGGTGCCAGTTCGGGTGATCTGATCATCGTTGATACCGGTGTTGCCGGCGCGAACATCAAGATGACCGGCGATGGCGCTACGACGCCCAGCAAGTACCTCCGGGTGAATGGCGGTCAGTTTCAGATCATTAACAGCGCCTACTCAACGGCACCGCTCAGCCTGACTGATGCGGGTGTGATGACCGACGTTCGGGGCTTGTCGTGGGCTCGTGATGCCGGCACGAGCGGCGGCGCGAACCCGCCTGTCGGCAGCATCATCTTCGGCAGTGTCGGTGCGGTGAGCATTGCTGCATTCGCGACCGTCAATGCTGCCACCACCAACATCCTCGTCAGCAACACGGCCAGCGGGACCAGCACCGCGGTTAACTCCGGCACATGGCGCAACCTCGGTGCCCGTGATGCCAGCGTCGGGCACGCGCTCTGGCTTCGCACGGCTTAAGGATCATCATGGAATACAACGCGAACGCGCTGATCACAGACCCGACCACGGGCAACGTGTTGTCGGCGTACTGGCATCTGCGGCACACCGTTGGTGCGAGCACGCGGACACGCAGCGGCATCGTCAATCTCGCAGCGCCTCCCGCGTTCCCTGACGAAGCGACGGCGATTCAAGCCGTCAAGGACACGCTCGGGCCGGCGTTCATCGCTGCGCTCGAAGCTGAAGTGCTTGCCGCTGTCACCGCGGCGGAGAACCCGCCCTCGATGGCGTACCCCTTCGTTCCGCCGCCAGCACCGCCATTGTTTCCCCCGCTGCCTCCGGCACCGCCACCGCCTGATCCTCCGATCGTTCCTCCGTTCGTTCCACTCTAGGAGTTCACACTCATGACTGCTTTCAAGGCACTGATCGTTCCCTTCCACGGCACGCCCGACAACGAGCTGCCCGATACCGGCGAGGGCGGCGAGATCGATAACACGCTGCCCGGTGGACGCCCGCCGCATCCGTCGTTCGGCCCCATCGTGCCGCCGCATGGCCCGTGGCCGGGCTTCCCGGTTCGTCCGTGGGTGCCGTCGTTCCCGACGCCGCCGATCGTGATTCCGCCCGATCCCGAGATCGGCAACGACCTGCCCATCGTGTTGCCGCCCGGCAGTCCGGGCAACGCGCTGCCGGTCACGCCGGGTCGTCCGGCGAATCCGATCGTGCTGCCGCCGATGCCCGAGGGGCAGGCCGCGCTCGCGCTCGTGTGGCCGATCCAGACGGCTGAGCCGAAGGCGCCGCCCGAGGGCGTGCCCGCAGGCTCGCGCGCAGCGCTGATCTACTTCGGGCCCGGCACCGTGCCGATGATCGCGTGGATCGCGCCGGCTGCGACGCCGAAGTAGTAGCCGAAGACCCGCCACCGCAACTCTAGGAGATTGCCATGATCGACCAGCTCATCACCTTCCTTGTCGTCGTGCTTGTCGCCGGAGTGCTCTGGTGGGTCTTCACCAGTCTCGTGACGCTGCCGCCGCCCTTCAGCAAGGTTGCGTACGTGATCATCGTCCTGATCCTGCTGCTGATGTTCATCAGCATCTTCTTCGGTGGGTACCACCTGCCACTCATTCGGAGGTAGTCATGCCCGCGAAGTCAGCAAAGCAAGAGCGCTTCATGCAAGCGGTCGCGCACAACCCGAAGTTCGCAGCGGATGCGGGGGTGCCGCAGAGCGTCGGCAAGGAGTTCACGAAGCCGCGCTTCGCCAAGGGCGGCAGCACGGCATACATCGACAACGCGGTGGCCGCAGCGGTGGGCGACCAGCAGCCGGCCAGCACGCTGCCCAAGGATTCGCGGCCGGGC